TAGTGACGCCATCTTTAGTTTCGGTTTTTAGATCGTTAATTTGCGTAGCAAGCGCCTGAAGTCGGCCAAGATTTTCGGCGCTAAATTCAGGGCCAACAATCGTAGCCAGCTTAGGGTCTTTGCTGACGATATAGTTATAGACGCCGTTATAAGACGCCTGATCTTTAATGCCGGGCAATAAACCCAACACAAAGTTAGCCGACGTTTGCGCAAGCTTAACCGACGCTTCAGTAGCGTTTGTGCCTTCTTTACGCGCTTTGGCGTTAATTTCATTAACTTCGCCAATATGCTTCTGCACCATACGCCAAGCATCTGCGTTAGTTTTACGAAGCGTATCTAAGGCTTCAGGGTTTGCGTAATCCGGCGTAGTAGCAAGATAACTGGTAACAGCGTTGCTGGCGCCAATCGCGCGCTTAGTTTCACCAAGCTCAAGCCTAGCTTTTTCAAGCGCTGTCTGGGCTGCTTGCGTTTGCACGCCGATAGAACCCATCGATGCTTGATGACGCTGAAGCGCCAGCGCGGGTTCATAGTTGCCGGAAGCGACAAGCCCCTGAATGATTTCAGGGGTTACTTTGCCGCCAGACTGGCTGAGAATGTTACGCAGCGCGTTCTGTTGCGCCATTTGTTGCTGGACCTGTTGGCCCTGCAACATGGCGTTGCTCATGTTCTGGAACTGCGCCATTGACTGCATCGGGTTAAAGGCATTTGCGCCTGTACCGACTTGTGCAGCAAGACCATAATCAGCCATGACGTTAATCCTTAATAACCTGTGGCAGAACCAACATCGACCGGATAGCTAGGCGCGGCGTAGGGTGCGTTGAAGTTATACGACGCATTCGCTACACCCGGCATACGGTTCATAAACTGGTTCATCATGTAGGCGTTGGTGCCTTGGTTCAGCGCGCTAGTCAGGGCGTTGCCCATACCAACATAGCCAGACGCGCGCGCTTGACCAAGATTGCCGTAACCCGTCGCAAGATTTTGCCCAAGCGACATAGACGTATTAGCCAAGTTAGTGCCAGTCGTACCCGCAGCGTTTGTCAGCGCGTTGGCGCTGGTCTGACCCGCGCCCATGATACTAAGAAGCGGGTTAAGCCGCGCGCTGCGTTCTGTCTGATAACGGTTAAACGCATTTTGGTACTCTTGCGAGCCATAATCCTGACCAAAACGCGCTGCCGCTTTAAGCGCTGCGCCTGATTGAAGCCCGGCCCGCGCTGCGGTCGAGCGCTCAATAGCGCGCTGACCTTCATCCAGTCGAAACTGGTAGCCGGGGTCCGTTTCAAAATTGGTCATGCTGAACGGCACGGTAGCAGCGCCATAGCCGCGCTCACCCGTGTCTTCATTTAGCCCCAACAGCGTAAGAAGCTGATTTTGCGCTGCTAGACCGCCTTGGCGAAAGGGTTCTTGAAGTTCAACCTGTTTGTTGAACATTTCGCGCTGAAGCGCGGTGGCATCCGCAGCGGCTTGTTGTTGCGCCGCAATGCCTTGCTGCGCCGCTTTGGATTGCGCGGATGACGCTTTATTGGCGCTATACGCCGAAGCGCCTGCGCCTATAATTGCCGACCCGATAAGGGCTGTTTCGATACCCATTAGCGTTCTCTCGCTACTGTGCCGTCATTGCGGACGACGAACCCTAGCCGGTGGAAGATGCCGTACATATACTCATGTCCCGGCATAATCCGCGTGAAAGCGTCTTTATCCGCAAAAAGAAGGTTTAGCAGTCCTCGCGTCACCCACTTTTTGCGCCACTCAGGGAGTATGGATACGTGCACTTCACCATCCTTAAAGTACACTGCGCCTATATACGTGTCATTGCGTACAATAGCTTTTACGGTCCAGTTTGCCAATACGTTTTTGTACTGGTCAAATGTGACCGGGTTAGACCAATCGGTTGCGGCGTATCCTATCTCAAGCGCCTTTTCCCGATTATCCTCTAGCCATGTCGCCATCCGTCACTCAGTTTTGCGCCAACTTCAGCACGTCAGACGCGCCGGTCAGCAAGATATTGTTGGCCTTGACCATTTCGTTGCGAAAGCTTTCAGTCGCCGCCGCGCCCTGACGGGCTTCCTTAGCAACTTCAATTTGCAGCATAGGAAGCGCGGACACCGCGCACATCCACTCATCGATTTCCTGACCCGTCTGGGGATGTGTCCCCCGCAGGCAAGTGAACCACGCACACTGTAACTGCACGCAATCCTTTTTAATTAACGGGCAGAACGTACCGTTTTTAAGCTGCATTGTTAATCTTTCGTTGCGATGATGACGTCAACATAAGACACGGCCAAGTTAATAGCCGTACCAGTAAAGGTGTGCGTATGCGAACCGCCGCCGCCAGTCGAAGACGTAAGGCCAAGGTCAGGGGTCGTTCCTGAGCCTGACAGCGCATAGTTTTGATAGCCGCTAGCATCCTGATTGCCTCGTGCCGTCATATAGGATGAGCTAGTGATAAACACATTACTTGTGTTTCCATTCGCAAGAAAATGGCTATGCGACGGGATTTGCGCTGTGGTCAACGTAGTGTCGCCAACCGTGCCGGACACCGCCTGCGACGCAAACGCAGTAGTAAAAGGAACCGAACCGCCGCTAGACGCCGTGCCGCTAACAACGCGGAGCGCTTTATTGTTGTGCGTTGTCGATTTGGTCCAGCCCGTAGGCGCCGAAGTTTGCGCAAACAAAGCCGCGGTGCCAGACGGCATATACGCCCAAGCGCCGGTAAAGACGCCGGGAGACGCAATTTCTAACGCAGATGATGGGGTTGCGGTGCCAATACCGACATTGCCGTCGGCATCAATTAAAAATGGCGTGGCATCAGGGTCGGACGCGTCCTGAACGCGTAGCGCCGGGCCAGTGCCCGTCTGCGTAATTTTAAGCGCCGGGCCGGGCGTATTACTGTCGATAGTGACATTGCCGGATAGAACAGGCGATAGCGCCGCTGTCGGCGCCGATACGTTGTCTACGGTCCAGATTTCGACATCGTTGGCGTCGGTCAGTTTAATCTTATACGTAGCCGCGCCCAGCCAAATGTTAGCTTCGCCGCGGCTGTCCAAAATAGTCGGGTTAGGGTTTGGCGTGGCGCCCGATGAGTCGGTGTAAGTGACCTGCGGCGTAGTTGTCCCTGCGATATACGTATAGACTTTACCGCCAACAAGAGGCGCGCCAGATGCCGTCAAAAACTGTGTTTTTGGGGTGGGGGTAAGAACGGCCATTATTCACCTATATTGCAAGATACGGTCAAAATGACCGATGGGATGGCTGGGACCGGTGCTGAAGCAGTAGCGGCATGAAGCTGAACATTTGTGTTAGTAGTTGACCACATAAGCTCAAAATAGTCACCTGTACTTAAACGTACAAAAAAGTTCCACGCAGCAACATACGCCCCACTAGACCCGCTCATCGTAATTTTAGTAGCGGAATAGGGGTGGTTGGTTCCGTTAACCCGCAACCAAATATAAATGTCTTTGGCTGACGAGTTAGTGCTTACAAACTGCGCCGAAAACTGAATGTTATACGTACCAACGCGGTCTACGTAGATGCGTGATGTGGGTACCCCGCGCGATACACCGTTAGATGCGTCAACCGTATTAAACGTGATTGCGTACGCCGTATTGATAGCCGCCGCAGTTTGCGTGGTCGTGTCGTAGAACGAACCGCTGCGCAATGATCCGCTACCGAGAATGGCGTAGATATTATAGAAAAACCGATACCATGACCGGGTGACATAGTTTGTCAGACCGTCCCAAATGCCGACGCGAGGCGCGGGGATCTGCGTGATGTTATCAGGCATTGGTCGGGCTTCCGATTAGCTCCGCGCCCATGATGGCTATCTGCACTGGGTCAGTGCCAGACACTTCGTATACGCGGTCGCGCAATTTCAATGTCATACCAAGACGACGCCAAAGAACGCGGCGCCCGGTTTGACCGATTTTGCCCATAGACTTCCAATGCTCGTTAGACCATGTGTGGCCACCATCGTCGGACCAACGAAGCATAACTTGCGGGTCGTGTCCTTGGACTGTAGCGCCGCCGTCCAGACCGACGCCGGATTGACAGTCTAGCTGAAGGCTGTGTTGCGTAGTGCGCCGTAGGTTATTTTGACCGGGCGGAATAGCGCGCCAAGACCGAAGCCATTTCTGAACGGTGTCGGCTTCCGTATAGACCGTTGGGTCATATGCGTAAATGGCACCGGCAAGGTAATCGCCAATGACAATCTCGCTGTTAAACGCCATCTGGCAATTGCCGCGGTGACGGGTAAACGCGTTGTTTAGCCAACCGGCGCGTTGGTGCCACGCCTGCGTAGCGACGTCGTACACCCACGTAATGTCGGCAGACGGGAAGTTGAGCACATAGAACGAATGGCCGTCTTGCTGGTACGTGTACGCCACAGCGTCGGAAATATCCGAATACTGTTGGATCTGCCACTCAACCGAATGCGTGCTAATGCGCTGCCCAGCGTAGCCTTGAGAACGATAAACAATGCCGCGCCCGCGAGCATCCGCGCCCAGCCAGAAGATGCCATTGTCGAGTTTAGCCACTGAGAACGGCGCTGCGCAGCCAATTTCATTGAACGCGCCTTGAATGCGCGACAAGGGGAAATCCGGCAGACCCGCGTCGTACCAAACTTCAACCGTAGACGTACCAAACAACCAAACTTCGCGGTGGTCAACGATCAGCGAAACCAGATTGTCGGGAGAACCCTCAGCGCTCGCAAAGTCTAGCGGGTCAACCGATGTGCCGTCGTACAAAGACGTCACCCAGAACTTCTGGCTGTTAGGTTGGTTGAACACAAAGTATCCGTCAATAAACCCAACGGTTTTAGCGCCGGGAAAATCGGGGTCTGTAATCTGTGCAAAAACGTCTGTTCCTGCGTTATAGATGTAGCCGGTAGCGCCCGCAGCAATGAAAAGTTGCGTGCCATTATCAACCATAGACACCGGGCCTGATCCTGCAACCGCGCCTTTGTAGGTCGCGTTCCAAGAACTGTCGATCTTGTAGAAGCCGCCACCAGACACGGCATAGCCGTAGTTCCCAAACGTCCACAGACCGCGGATGGGGCCAGAGCCAAATTGCGCCAACAGGCGCAAGCCGGGAGCGCGCTGAAGAAACGCAGGCTCTTTGCCGCCTTCTGGCACAATCTCTGGATAGAGATTTATCATCTGATTGTCCGCAGCGTTAACCGACCGAGCCACATAAGCGCTGCCGAGAATAGGGGTCTTCATTAGTAGTTACCCGCGAAGATGTTGTAGCGCTGGCGAGTGCCCACGATGCTATACGGCAGCGCCATAATGTCGTCAGGGTTATTGACGCGTTTCAGCGTGCGTTTAGATGCCATCGCAATACGCTGCACCTGAAGCGACGGCTCAACACCAAATTCAGGCGCCATTTCGCACGCCAAGTTATAGCGGAAAGCGCGCAGATAGCCGGGAGGGAACGCCAGCGTTGTGGAAAGCGTCGCGGGCTGAGTAAGCTCTTCGACCGAAATGAAATGGAACTCCAGCACCTTAGTCGGGCGCGGGTACACGTACATTTCAATGTTGGGGTAAGTCATGTTGATGAACATGACCTGTGGATATGTGCTGGTCACAGTTTTAACGGCGATGCCATCATACTGTTGCTGGTTAATGAATTTGATGCCGTACGAGATGCCGGACGCCGGATCTTTGAAATACGTGCTGTCATCCAGATAGACCGGACGATTACCGACAAAGTCGCCGGTCGGCCCCATCGTCTGCGAGATGGCGTAAGGCGTCCAACTAAACACCTGATCTTGTGTGGAAAACACCGACAAACGTTCAGTGTTCCAGCTATCAATCATCTGATTGAGAGCATTCAGCGCATCTTCGGATGTAGCTGCGGAAGGCGTTTCACCTTCGGCCAAAACGCCCAGAAGCCGCAAAGCGCCGTTAATTTGATCGCCCGCTGTCGTCATCGCTTGTCACTTCCTCGTTCAGAGCGCGGCGCGCTCGTCGTCTGGATACAAGCTCATTTCCCAGAGCCGCCGTTTCGGGAGCCGACAACGTGCCGGGAGTATAGCGCGTCCAGCCATGTTCTTCATCAAAAATAGCTTCTTCTTCCATAAAAGCAACTTTTGTCCCGTGGACTGGGTGACGAAGATGAATGTTCATACGCGGTTCCTCAACCAGTTGCCCAAATGGCCTTGGAAAGTTTTGTTTCCGATGTGGCCCATTTTAATCTCAGGGTCGATCCAGACTTTACCGCCCATGTCCGTCCAGCGACGGCAAAAAGCGTAGTCTTCGCCCATTTTATGTTTGCCGATACGGTAATCCGCAAATAACGCCCATGCTTTTTCGTTGGGCGCCGTCTCAACGTAAAATTCCGTATCAGGATATTGCTCGACCATGCTTTCAAGTTGTGTGCGGGACAGCCGCATAAAGCCTGCCGGAACACCAGCTACCTCAAGCAAACCAGTTTCAGGGTTTGCCCAAAGTTCATATTTATCCAGCCATTTGACGCAATAGTTGATTGGGTCACGGCGCTGCGGATAAATGCCTGCCACCATATCGACGGGGGCATCTACAAGCTTTAGAAGCGCACCTGCTTCCCATGCGACGTCATGATCAATAAAAATCAACTGGTCACATTCAGACGCCAAGAACTGCGCGACAATTAAAGCGCGGGCGTCAGCGATAAGAGCGTTGCCGCACTCATCGTGCACCGTCCATTCGTCGCCGCGCGCTTGAAGCGCCAATAGATCCGTCATAAGCGACCGCATCGTACCTAGATGGGTCGTCCCCGTATACGCGGGGATTGCGACCATGACCTTCATACAGACCTCGCTGGTTTAACTGCGCGTAAAGCAAACTCTAGCACATCGCCAGCATCTTGTAAGTGAATAATGTCGAAATCCGCTTTGTAGATAGAGCGGAAATCAGACATGGCGGTTTTGCCAACCTGCGCGTAGGCCGGTTGATGCAAAAATGTAAATGTTTCACGCGGAATGACGCGGGTGTGTGAAGGATCACCCCAAGCCCACGGACTAGTGGGCAACGGAACTGTGCCAAGAATGGCCCCGCCATCCTTAAGGACGCGCCAAAAATCGGAAAACTGAGCAAAAAAGAACTCATAATCGCCTTGGCGACCACAGTGTTCCAACACCTCATAGGCGTGAATTTCGTCAGCGGAATTGTCAAGAAACGGCAGTGGAAGGACATTCAGGTCATGCACAACGTCAGGGTTGTGCCGTGCTTCGTGGTCCAACGTGACAAGACCGGCCCATTCAGGCCGGTCTTGCTGGTGCAGTTTCTTGACGCGGCTAGAGCCGCAGCCAAGAAGCAACTCCATTACGAGATAATCCCAACCGTCTGAAGACGGGAGATAATCGAATTGACCGCCGTAGCAATGTCAGTTGCCGTGGGGGTCGTGGCAAGGGTTGTCACCGCAGCGCCGCGGGCAACCGGAGTTGCGCCGTAGAAGCCAACAGTGCCCGACGTACCGCCAAGCTGCAAAGGCTGACCAGCACGGCCAACATTGAGCGTTTCGCCCGTGTTGCCGTCGCCAATCTGTTCGCCATCGCCAATTTTAGGAAGTGCCATGATTTAGGTTCCTTTTGATTAGGAGATCAGGCCCACCGTCCGAAGACGGGAGATGATCGAGTTGACGGCCACGGCGATGTCAGTCGCCGTGGGGGTGGTGGCGAGGGTCGTAACCGCAGCGCCTTTCGTGACAGGAGTGGTGCCATAGAAACCAATCGTGCCGCCCGACTTGCCAAGAATGGCGCCATCAAGCTGCGGATCTTCGTAGGCAACACCAACGGGTTTAGTGTTGGTAGGCATGGTTTATTACCCCCAGAGACGGCAAGCCATCGTCGGACGAATGACGTTATAGCCATACAGAACGTCGATACGGCAAGGCATACGGTCGTTGTTGATGTCGTACTGACGAACAACGCGCATCGAAATGCCGTTGTGGACCTGACGCGAAGCCATGTCGACGCCCTGCGGAAGCAGAAGGTCGGCAGTGGCGAACGAGATCGCGTCCTTGTGGTACACAAGGTTCTGCGGGTAGTAGGTGCTGGCAGCGCCGAGCAGCGTAACCGCAGCATCAGCCTGCGGGAAGCTATCGACAGTGGCGAGCGCCTGCGACGAGGTGTAGATCGCGGGCTGGAACGTCACGCTGGCAAACTCTGTGCCGGACGAAGTGACCGTGTTGGTCGCAACGAACTGCTGGAGCGAACCAGTGCTTTCACGGGTCTGCGGGTTAACGGCATAGACGCCCGCGATGGTGAACACGTCACCCGGCACGATGGTCTTAGCGTTAGTTGCAGACTTGAACGTGATCGTGTTGGTGCCCTGCGTGGACAGCGTGGTCTTGACGGCGAGGCTGTCGGTACGAACCGCAGAACCGGTCTGGAACTGACGGATCGACTGAGACATAGACACTTCGTCAAGGCCGAGGACGCCTTCACCCATGAGGCCGTTCTTAAACTGGCGCGAGATCGTGCCGGTCGGATTGAACAGACCCTTCATGCCTTCAACGAGACCAGCGTTAGCTGCCGGGTTGACAGTGGCATAGCGGGGAGCCATCGGGGTGGCAAATTCGTTGAGCTTCTGTTGAGCCTGCAACAGAACCAGCGAAGTTGCGGGGGTCGTGCCGGGAGTGCCAACCGAGTTGTACACAGACGAGAACGAGTTGGCGACGTCAGCGTCGATGCTCGAAGCAAGCTGCGAGATACGAGGCTTCAGCACGCGCTCTGCGAAGTCGTCCAACTGCATGGTCAGTTCGGCAGACGTAAAGTTCACGCCGATGTGCTTCTGCGAAGACACAGTCAAGGTCGTGTACTGTTCGTTGTCGTCCTGAACCTGAAGCGCGGCGCCGTCGGTGACGAGTGCACGATCAGGCAGACGGATACGCAGGGTCGAGCCGATCTTGGCGCCTTCCACTGCGAAGCTGTCGTCATACTGACGGTTGACGTTGCGGGTGATTACGAGGTTGTTCTCCAGAATTTCCAGAGCCTTACGCGTAATCATGTCGATGGTAAGAAGTGAGTTACCCATAGTGTTTCACCC